GCCAACTGGCCCTTCAATTCCTCCGAGTAAATCTGGCCCTTGCTCATCATCTGAGTCAGGGCGGTAAAGGCACGCTCCGTCGTTTCGGTTGTGCCGCCCATGACAGCCAGCGCCCCACTGACGGACTCAAAAATCTTCCTGGCCGCCTCACCTTCCAGATTGGTGTCCTTGGCCGCCGCACTGAGCTTGAGATAGCTTTCCGACAAGCCCAGCAGTTGCAGGCCATACTTGTCAGCGACTTCGGCCAGATAGTCGAATTCCTTGGAAGCCGCATCGGCAGAGCCAAAGACGCCCGTCAAGCCACGGGTCAGCAATTCGATCCGCTTGTTGAGGTCTACAAAGCTGGTGCCGAGATTGACAATCGCATCCTGGCCTTCGACCAGAGCGCGGATTCGGAGGGCTAGATCAAGGTCTTCGCCAATCGCCATGATTACACCGTCATCAACTTGATGGTCAGATGGTAGGGGTCGCCGTCTTCGTGCGGCATGATGTGGTACACCGGCTCGGCCTTGACGCCATCATCACGGAACATGACGGTGAAAGTCCGGTTATCCGACAAGACCAGCGTCATCGAGTGGTTGGTGAGTTCAGCCCTGGCCAACAGCGTGTCTACAGTATCCCGGTCCAGCCAGATATGGCCCCGGAACTCGTTGACCGCTTCCAAGGTGATTGGCCGGCCGGCCAGCTTGGTAGATTCCTCGATCAACAGGGAGCCGCCCAGCGAGTATTCGGCGGAACGCTCCACCGCACACCACTGGTATTCGTCGGTCCACCGCAAATCACCGGGTAACGTAACCCCGTCCAGCACTATGTCAGCCATTGCCACGCCTCAAAAACAAATCGGGTGACAGGAACCCCGTCACCCGATGGTGAAAAACGACAGTGTGAACGATTACACCATCGGGTCTGGCGACGGCGATCAGATCGTGTAAGCGGTATCGGTCAGTTCGCGGTAGGTGAACGGGCCATCTTCGCCATCCCGGGTGACCAGCGAGCCGGCCAGCGAGAAGGACACGAATTTCTTACCAGCCACGTCCAGTTCGCCCGAGGGAGTCAGCACGGCTTCAGGAATAATGATCTCGACCTTCTTCTGGTTGGCCAAGTTCTTACCATCCAGCCGGACGTAGGCCCGGACTTCCGTCTGTGTCGCGGCAATGATCTGCTTGCCAGAGCGGGCACCGTAATTGTAGGCGGCTACCAGCCCCTCACCGTCTACCATGTCACCACCAGAGACACAGAAGATCATGCCAGCAGTGGCATCCAGCGTGTAGTCACTGGTCAGGTCAAAGGTTTCCGGCGTCACGGCGTCATCGGTGATGACCACGTTGGCGACATTGCGATGGGCCAGCTTGACCCACTTGCCCAGTTTAGCGGTCAGCGCCTCACTAGATACCGCTCCCTGGCTGTCGGATACATCAGACAGCGTGCCCAGCATGGCGTACTGGAGGATTTCCGCCGCCGCATCGTCAGTTTCGATGGAGAGCGAAGCGACACCCGGGAAGACCACAGAGTCCAGCGCCTGACCAAAGGTATCCCGCATGTAGGAAATACGGTCAATCGAGTCCGCCTTGCCCGGCGAGATCGAGAATTTGGTCGCATTGATCGGGCCGACGATACCAGTCAGGTTGCCCGAAGAATACAGGTCCAGATAGACATTACCAGCACAAATTAAACCACTCATCAGTTAGCTCCTGAAAGCACGTAGCGCGTTTGGAACGCAATAGGATAAAAGCCAAAGCCTGCTCCAAACTCAGGGCCGGGAGCGGCAATCATACTCAACGGTTCATAGGCGTCACCATCCGGGGTCCACCCCAGCAACGCTCCCACACAGGCCGCCAACAGCGGACCCGCTTCGGTCATCGCCGCCGTTCCGGTCAACTGGGCGGACGGGTTCCGAACCTGCACCACAATAGCGACGGCTTCGGCCACCGCCACCTGATTACGGCGTTGCTCATCCACTTCCAGCCCCGCCGGCACGACTACCACCGCCAGCGGCACGTTCTTGGGTAAGGTCTCCACCGTTGCGGCCCGTAACACCGGCACGGTGGCCGTCGTATACAGGGTTGGGAGCAGAGCTTCCAACCGGGCCTGAATCAGGTCCGGGATGGCGTAGACCACCGGCGCACTCATGAGAACAGCGTCCAGGTAAACAGCGGGCGGCTGGACACGTCAACATCAGCGTCCGCATAGGGCGTGGTGTAGGCGATCCCCGTCACTGGCGGCACACCCCATGGTGGCCGAATCCGGCCCGCCACCAGACTGTTGAACCACTGGATCGCCGCTTCATAGCGGAGCTTGACGACTTCCGTCACGGCGTCATCGTACAGCCGCCAGCGGATCAGGTCACAGATGTACCCTACCAGTTCGCTCGGCGTTGGCGTCGGGACGATCAGGCTGGCCGCATTCAGGTAGCCATAGGCCACCGCCTCCGCCCAATCCTGGGCACGGGTGATAGCATCCAGGTCACGGGAGGCCAGCAGATCAACTTCGGCAGCCCCAAATTCCGCTTCCAGATTGGCGGTGGTCACCAGACTCATCTCAACGCTCCTTCCGGGTCCGGCGCTTGGCCGAACTGGAACCCGTCTCGATCTTCGTGGCGTAGTCCACCACCTTGACCGGGGCCGGGAGGGCTTCTGCCATCGGCTGAAGAAGAGTGGCAATGGGCCGCACCACCGGCTCCACGCGGACTTCTCCGCGTAGCACCCGCAAGGCCACCAGTTGCTTGAACCGGTGGAGGGAGAGGCCCTCGGTAGGCACCACATCACCCGCCCGGAACTCCACCCCGTTCAGGGTGAGAGTCCGGGTGGCGAAATGAACGACGCTCATTTAGGCAGCACTCCGTTCGACGTGTTTCCACGTACTGGCTGACTTGATTTTGCCGATCAGTTGGCGGCTTACACCAAATTCTGATGCAATTTCCTTGTGCTTGCGATAATCGTTCAAGATCACCACAACCGATTCATCCGTCAGCCTCGAACCTGGATGTCTGACACCACACGACAATGTCCCATGCCGCCTAGCATCCGCCATATTCTCCTGGCGTGTGCCCCATGCAAGATTTTCAGGCACGTTGTTGTGCATGTTGCCGTCGAGATGACGAACCTCCATGCCCTCCACTACGCCATGAAAAGCCTCAGCGACAAGCCTGTGGACTCGCTCTGTTTTGGTCTTGCCTCCAACGCTCAGAACCACGATCAGATAACCGTTGACCTGTTGGCCAGGAGACAAGATCTTTCCAAACACACTCCCCTTTCCGCCGGCCTTACAGCGACGGATGCGGCCAAGGCTACTGGCTTGATAGTAGCCTTGGTATCGTGGAATGTCAGTCCAGATTTCCATATAAATCAACAGCTTAAGCCACGGCCGTATCAATGAAGAACCCGAGGTCCGCCGACACCAGCTTCTGGTCGAAGCAGGTCTCGATTTCCACGCGGGTAGACTTCAGGTGGTCCATGCGGAAGCTGTTGATCCGCTGGCCAGCCATGGCGCCGTACATGCCGGACCACTCGAAGGTGTAGCCGCCGCTCGGGGTCATGATGCCCGGATTCGGAGCCGCATAGACCAGCAGGGCTTTCTTGCCGCCGATGAAGCTGTGCGAAGCCGTCGCATTCTCGTTGGCGGTGTTCTCGATGGCGGACATGATCTCGACCCGATCCACCTCGAACAGCGCGGCGAGAGCCTGCCGGTTGACAATCGCCGGCGAGCCGGGAGTCTGGCCGTACTTGATGCGGTCCACCAGATCAGGATGGTCAATCAGCGCGTCGTAGACCGCCTTGCCCAGAACCAGCAGGTTCGGCATGAAGCCGGTGCGTTCCAGAACGGTCGTGGCGGCCTTGCGGATGTCCTCAATCGGAGTGGAGTTGGCGTCGTTCCACTGAAGGACCGAACCACCTGCCCACGAATTGGCCGAAGCGACACCGTCGAAGTCACTGGTCCAGATCGAACCGGCGAAATACTTGGCGGCAAACGCCTTCTCACGGCGGATCAGCGCCTTCAGGGTCAGGAACTCCGTCGCATCCCGCATGGGATTGATGACGGCGTCGGCATTCGCCACGACCTGATCGGGAACATCCTTGTGGAGCGCCCACTCGTCGCAGAAGTACGACGGGGTGTTGTCCAGGGTGTAGCCGGAGCCAGCAGATTCAGTGCCGGGGGCCCGGAGCTGCATGTCATCGCGGTTGAAATCGCCACGGTTGTAGACGAAATAGCGGTCAGACTGCTTGTTGACCGGTACCACCGGGAAGACCCGGTCGGCCACAAAGCGAGACTGGTCCTGGCGATAGGCCACCGAAAGGGTGGTCAGCATCGCGTTGACATGAACGTCGGAAACAGTAGGTTGACTCATGGTAAATTCTCCAGTGTCCGACGACTTACAGAGCGGCCGGAATAACGCGGTAGTAGAGCTTGACCTTCAGCGGGCTGTCACCAGTGATGATTTCACCCGAAGCCAGCCAAATCACGATGGCCGCATCGGCGACCGGGGTGATAAAGGCGGCGCTGCCGGGTTGCACGTACCGAAGCTGGTCGCTGGTCGCATCCAAGAAGGTGCTGGCCGTTTCGATGGTCGCAATCAACTGGCCAGTGCCGTTGGTGTAGCGGATTTCCAGGTCTTCACCAGAGGCGATGCCGGCATAGGCCGTAGAGTTGTAGTCCAGGAACAGGACCGCACCCTCAAGGACGTTGGCATAACCCGCACCCGGAGCCGGGAGCAGTTCCTTCGGCGTGGCGTGCAGGGCCAGCATTTCCGCCGAGCTGATGGTGACAGTGGTGGTCTGCAAGGTGCTGTCTTCGGTCACGATGACGGTCCCGGACTGAGCGACCGGACGCAGCAGGATGGTGGCGTACTCGCCATCACTAGCGCCAACCAGCACTTCGCCCATGATGAAGTAGGTGCTGGAAGCGACCACAGCCTTGCCGGCCGCCGTCACGTTGACCAGGTCACCGGGGACCAGCGTACCACCGGCGATGACTTTGGTCACGCCATTCACGGCTACATTGGCCGCGTGCAGATTGGTGGGGTTGTTTTGCAGCAC